AAGTCTTACGACAGGTTGTTCAAGGTAATGCCACAAGTACCTAAGTATGTTGACCGTAAACGACCAGCTAGTATGTATAAGAAAGATGGTACGTTATCTACTGCAGGTCAACGATGGTACGACCTATGCGCTTCACATGGTTATGACTATACTAAACATGAAGAATCTATTAAGGTAATAGCTAAATGGGTTGACCCTAACCCTACCTCAATGGTTCAGATTAAAGCGTGGTTAACTGATTTAGAGTGGAAGCCTGACACGTATGATACTAACCCCAAGGGTGATCGCATACCTTTGGTTAAGTTAAAGGACGGTACGTTATCTAAATCAGTAGAGGCTATGATAACTAAGCACCCTTACTTAGAAGAGCTGGCTACCATGACAGTGGTTAAGAGCAGGATAAGTGTAGTTAATAATCTACTTAAGGCGGCTGATGCCAAGGGGTTTGTTACAGCACAGGTGCATGGCTTCACTAACACGCTAAGGTTTAGGCATAGGGTGTGTGTTAATATACCATCACCACGTAAGCCATACGGTAAAGAGATACGTGCATTGTTTACAGTGCGTAAGCCTGACCATGTGCTATGTGGTAGTGATATGTCCAGTCTTGAGGATAGAACTAAGCAACACTACATGTGGGGTTATGATCCTGAGTACGTTAAAGAGATGATGACTGAGGACTTTGACCCACACCTTGACTTGGCTTTGTCTGCTGGTGCTGTTACACCTGAGCAAGTTGCAGAGTATAAGGCTGGCAACCATACGCCAGAGGTGACACAAGTGCGTCACAACTACAAGGGTGGTAACTATGCTTGCACCTATGGGGCTGGTGTGCTTACGTTATCTAGGCAACTAGGTATTACTGAGTCAGAAGCTAGTAAGATACACAGGGCATATTGGTCACGTAACTGGTCAGTTAAATCTATTGCTGAAGATGCTATCATTAAATCAGTTAAGAACATTAAGAAAGAAGACAACACTTGGTTATACAATCCTGTTAGTAAGCTTTACTATTACTTAAAAGCTGACAAGGACAGGTTCAGTACACTTAATCAAGGTACTGGTGTGTTCTGCTTTGATGTTTGGATTGCTGGTATACTACGTAAACGACCACAACTAACCGCCCAGTTTCACGATGAGATAATCTTAGAGTGTAAGCAGGGTACTGAACAAGAAGTAACCAACCTACTAAAGGAGTCTGTACATGAGGTAAACAAGAAACTTAAGCTCAACCGTGAGCTAGATTGTGACATTCAATTTGGAAAAGACTATTCCAATATACATTAATATGTGTTATACTATTTATCCGATTCAATAAGGAGATTTACATGGCTTTAAAACGTAGAAGTACTATACCTGAAACCAAAACCAACAATGACAATGTTGAGTACACCAACCTAGAAGCTGGCGAACATGAGGGTAGATTAGTTTATGTAGCAGACTTGGGCTTGCAAGAGCGTGAGTACATGGGCGAATCAAAACCACCTGCTCAACAACTTTCACTAGGTATCGAGATCATTGGTCAAACAGTAAGCATTGATAACAAGGAAGTACCACGCATCTTATGGACTAAGCCTTTCAATGTATTCTACACTCTTACTGAGAAAGGCAATGAGATGAAATACTTTAGTGTCTTTGATGCATCTGCTCAAGAGGGTAGTGTAGCTGACTGGGATTCTGTACTTGGTTTACCCTGTAATGTAGTAATTAAACATACCAAAGGTAAGGGTGAGAACTCTAACCGAGTGTATGATAACATCTCTAACCTAACACCTATACCTGCTAAGTATCAAGAGGGTGTGGGTGCTGCACTTACTACTGACATGGCAGTTGGTGATGCTGATGACGAGAACAATGCGGCAACTAAAGCATTGTTTGGTTTAGCTAAGTTTGTATTTGATAAGCGTATCAATGAGAACAAACCTAAGCTATCTGTTGTTAAGGAATCAGTATCAGATGAGGACGATGACTTTGAAGACGATATCCCATTCTAAACTGCTGATTGATGGTGACCCTATCGTATACCGCATAGGGTTTGCCTGTCAGACTACCGATAAAGAAACAGGGTTGGTTGAGGCTGACCCTGTATCTCACACACTGCATAGCTGCAAACAGTTTGTTAATCAATTACTTAAGGATACTGGTGTATCCAAGTATAAGATATACCTAACGGGTAAGGGTAACTACCGTCACAAGATACGTGATGACTACAAGGCTAACCGCAAGTCAAAGGGTAAGCCTGTTCACTATGACCTTATTCGTGACTACCTAGTTGAGAGATACTCTGCTCAAGTGGTAGAGGGTATGGAGGCTGATGACGCACTAGGTCTTGCCCAAACTGATAGTACAATTATATCAACCATTGATAAAGATTTACTTATGGTTGAAGGGTTGCACTACAACTACGGCAAGCAAGAGTGGACAACTGTTACTGCTGATGAGGGAACTTACTTCTTCTACAAGCAGATGCTTACAGGTGATCGAGTAGATAACATAACAGGTATCCGTGGCATTGGTGAAAAGAAAGCTGCAAAGTTATTAGATGCAACTAAGCGTGACAAGTGGGACGATTTAATTATCGACATGTACATGCAAGAGTTTGACAATGGCTTTGATCGAGCAGTAGAAAACTCACAGCTACTATGGATACTACAACGAGGCAAGGACATGCCTATTAGGTTCGTTAATGAGTAAGCGCAATAAGAAACACAAAGATACAATATACCGCAGTGGTCTTGAAAGCGTACTAGCTCATGGACTTAAAGGTTACAACTTTGAGTACGAACCTTTCAGCGTACCGTATACTACTCATCGTAAGTATACACCTGACTTTGTAAGAGGTAAGTTTCTTATTGAGGCTAAGGGTTTCTTTAGGGCTGGTGATACAATGAAATACAAAGCTATCCGAGATAGTATAGATGGTGAGTTAATCTTTGTATTGTCAGACCCCTATAAGAAAGTACGTAAGGGAAGTAAGATGTGTATGGGGCAGTGGTGTGAGAAAGAAGGCTTGGCTTACTTCACTGTTACTGAGATTGAAGAGTTACTTACATATATACAGGAGAAAGAAGATGAAGATAATAGTGATACCTGATTGTCAGGTTAAACCTAACACCCGTATAGATCACCTTGAGTGGGCAGGTAAGTATATCGCTGAGAAGAAGCCCGATGTTATTGTTAACATTGGTGACTTCTGGGATATGCCTAGCCTGTCATGCTATGATAAAGGTAAGAAAGACTTCGAGGGTAGACGGTATAAGAAAGATGTAGAGGCTGGTAACGCTGCAATGGATTTACTTCTAGCACCAATAAAGAAAGAGTCCAACAAGCGTGGCAGTAAATGGAAGCCTAGATTAGTTTACACAATGGGTAACCATGAACAGCGTATTGATCGTGCAGTAGAGAACGATGCAATACTTGAAGATGTCATAAGCTATGATGATTTGAACCTGATAGACTGGGAAGTACATGACTTCTTACAACCTGTTGTGATAGGGGGTGTCGCCTTTGCCCACTACTTTACAAGCGGAATAATGGGAAGACCTGTATCCAGTGCTAGGGCTTTGTTATCTAAACGTATGATGTCGTGTGTAATGGGTCACGTGCAAGATCGTGACATTGCATACGGTAAGCGTGCAGATAATGTAAACCTTACTGGGTTGTTTGCTGGCATATTCTACCAACACAATGAAAAGTATCTAGGCGCGCAGAACAATAGTAGCTGGCGTGGTATTTGGGTGCTGAATGAAGTTAAGAGTGGTGGCTTTGATGAGTTACCTGTTAGCCTTAACTACCTGAAAGAAAGGTACGGTAAGTAATATGTTTGATAGAGATAGCGATGGAGCTTTGTTGGTTCTTGGGTACCCCCTCTTCGGAGGGTGGCTACCTTACATAGGATTTATAACCTTTTACATTAATGAAGATGAGGACGATCTACTACGCTGCTTTATGATAGAGTGGTTCTGTAGAAGTCTTATCTTTACTAGGAGTAGTAAACAATGACCTGTCAAATACTGACACCCAAGTCTACATATACAGTAGACTATCCACAAGCATTAGAGTACACAAAGTCACAAGAGAGTATCTTCTGGACAGCAGATGAGATTGAGATGGAGAAAGACATACATGATCTCAAGACAAAGCTAACAGAAACAGAACTGCATGGTGTAACTACTGTGCTTAAGTTGTTCACACTGTATGAGCTGCATGTGGGTAACGAGTATTGGTTAGACTATGTTCGTAAGACATTCCCTCGCCCTGAGATACAGCGTATGGCTAGCTTGTTTGGTATGTTCGAGCTGAACGTACACGCTCCCTTCTATGACAAGTTGAATGAGGTAATGGGTTTAAAGACAGATGAATTCTATGAGTCATACACAAAGGACAAGGTGTTGAAAGACCGTATGGCATGGATTGATAGACAGTTTAAAGTTGATGACCCACTACTGATTACTGCTATGGGTAGTATCACAGAAGGTGCAATCCTTTACAGTAACTTTGCTTTCCTCAAGCACTTCCAAGCAGAAGGTAAGAACAAGCTAATGAACATGACTGCTGGTATCAACTTCTCTGTACGAGATGAGAACCTACATAGTGCAGCAGGCGCGTGGTTGTATAAGAAGTTACTAGAAGAAGAGAAGCCAGATGCTGATCGTATGGGTAGAGTGTTAAGTAAGATTAAACGTACCTGTCGTCAGATACTAGAACATGAGTCACGCATCATTGATATGATATTCGAGAAGGGTACTATCAAGGGTATCACTGATGTGCAGATGAAGAACTTTATTAAGTCTCGTCTCAATCTATGCCTAGAACAACTAGACATACACCCAATGTTCGAGGTAGAATATGACCCTATTAGTCAGTGGTTCTACAAGAACATTAACAGCGGTACGCTACATGACTTCTTTGCAAAGCAAGGTAACAACTACAGCCGAGACTGGGTAGAGGGTGGATTCTCATGGTAAAAGAAAGATCAATATACGAGGAGCTTGGGGAAGAGCGTAAGCTTTTACAGGCAGAGGGTAAGTTACCTATGTGGGTAACAACTGCATCGTGGCAAATACTTAAAGACAAATACACAACTGATAAGTACCCTGACCTGTACTCAATTTATAAACGTATATCAACCACTGCTGCAAAGCACATGGAAGATGAAGAGCATTGGCAGAAGATGTTCTTTAATCTAATGTGGAATGGTTGGTTAGCCTGTTCAACACCCGTGTTAGCTAACATGGGTACTAACCGTGGGTGCCCTGTATCATGCAGTGGTGGCTACGTAGGAGATGGTGTCTATGAGTTTTATGACGCACAGAGAGAGGCTGCAGTCCTTAGCAAGAATGGTTTCGGAACTTCAGCTTACCTTGGAGCTATACGAGAGCGAGGTAGTGTTATCTCAAGCGGAGGATTGGCAAGTGGAATACTGCCAGTACTTCGAGACTTTGTCCAGCTTAGTCGCGATGTATCACAAGGAAACACACGAAGAGGTGCATGGGCAGGGTATGTTGAACTAGACCATGGAGACTTCTGGGAGATTGCTGACCACTTAGTTAACCACCCTGATGACTGTAACTTAGGTTGGATTGTAAGTAATGAGTTTATTGATAAGCTAGACAAGGGTGACGAGGACGCAGTCAACCGCTATCAACGAGCTATGAAAGTTAAGATGGTTACAGGTAAGGGTTACTTCTTCTTCATAGATAAAGTCAATGGTGCTAACCCCCCTATGTACGCAGAGCATGGCTTGTCAGTTAAAGCAAGTAACTTGTGCACTGAGATTACATTACACAGTGATGAGTTTCATACGTTTACTTGTGTCTTATCGTCAATGAACCTAGCTAAGTATGATGAGTGGGCTGATACCGATGCAGTGCAAACTGCTATTGTATTCTTAGACTGTGTAGCCGAAGAGTTTATTCAACAAGGCAGAGGTATCAAGGGTATTGAGAAAGCAGTAAGGGCTACTGAGTATGGTCGTGCGTTAGGTTTAGGCACACTAGGCTTTCATACGTACTTACAGCAGAACATGATTGACATTGAAAGCTTTGAAGCATACAACATTAATCAGAATATGTTTAAGGTAATTCAGAAGCAAGCCAGAGGTGCTAGCCAATGGTTAGCTAAGACTAAGGGTGAGCCTAAGTGGTGTAAGGGACATGGTGTACGCAACACACACCTGTTAGCAGTAGCACCAAATAGCTCAAGCGCGTTGATATGTGGTTCTGTATCACAAGGCATTGAGCCAGTGTATAAGAACGTATTCGTACAGGGTAGCCCTGCTGGGGAGATTAACCGTATTAACCCTGTCCTAGTGGATCTGATGAAGTCTAAGGGTGTATACAGTGACGAGACAATCAATCAGATTATCAAGGACAATGGTTCAGTACAGCTAGTCGATTGGCTAACTGATGAAGAGAAGGCTGTGTTCAAGACTAGCTTTGAGATTAACCAAGAAGTGTTAGTCAGACTGGCTAGTGCAAGGCAGCGTTATATCTGCCAAGCACAATCACTAAACTTGTTCTTCCCTAGTGATGTACCTGAAGCAGAGATTAGCCGTATACACAAGCTCGCGTTCAAAGATAAATACATAAAATCATTGTACTATCTAAGAAGCGAGGCAGGTGTACGTGGCAGCAGTGGTGAATGTGTAGCATGTGAGGGTTAGTTATTACCGTGTAGTATCTTTCTTAAACTCTTTGGTTAAGTTATCTTCTAGCCCTCCATATAGGTAGGCCTTAAGAAACTTACCAAAGGCTGGAAAGTCTTTCATAGTTTCTTCTAACAAACCTTCAGGAGGCATATCCCCTGTTTGTGCGTACTTGAAGAGAGTAGCTAAGTCTGATACAGTGTTATCAATAATAACTGTAGGTGGCATGATTAGATTACCTAACACTTCACCAGTCTTACCACTACCTACTGCTTTATCTAAGTTGTATCTACTAGCAAATCCCATGGCTAATAATCTATTAAGCATTTCATCAGGTATGTCCTTAGGGTCATAACCTTCGCCAAGTATGAAGTCTTGAACTTCAGTCATGTTAGCACCTAGTAACGGTGGTATTGTTGCAAACATAGCAAGGTTCTTTGCAGCTCCAAGTTTCTTACCTTGCTTCCATTTAGTACGTATGTTATCTTTAACCAAACCTAACTGACGTAAACCAAAAGTCTTAAGTGTATAAAGTAGTCTACCATTCTCCATGATAGCGTATTGATAAGGGACTTCTGACATGGATATAGGTTGAGCATCAGCTAACTCATTAAATACATAGAGTTTTACTCTCTCGCTAATCCTACCTTCATTTAAGTCTTTGAGGAATAAATCATATTCGTCACCAAAAGCACTTTTATATTTAAGCTCAATGTCATTACCAGCTTTAGGATTCTTAGCCATCTTACGTGCTTTCTGATAAGCAGCGTTCATTAATGTTTCTTTACCTAACCTATCAGCAAATCTAAAACCTGTATATTTAAACAGGTTATGCAAACCTTTACTAAAGTCATTAACAGTAGATAATTCTGCAGTTAAGTAATCATCTAACCCAAAGTCTTTAATCCTTAATGGCTTATTCATATTAAAGAACTGACCAAATGCATTAGCCATACCTTGCGTAGTAGCCGTAATACCTAAGTCAGGTATCTGATTTAATGCAGAGAACGGATTACCAATAGTAAACATATAGTTACCTGTTCTATAACCTTGGAAGAACTTTGAAGGTGACTTCTTAGGTGCTTCAAACCTAGCAGAGAGTAACTTACCTAAATCAGATTGACCTGCATTATTAATCTGACCTTTTGCTAGTAACTTGTCAGTCATTGAGCCTATAGAACTACCATAGTCTATCTCAAGACCATCATCTGTGTATTTAACTTTACCACCAGCATTACTAAAGAACTTAGCTTCTTCAAGTTTATCTACTGATCTTACTACATAAGATTGTAATGCAAGCATATCATCTTCATAGAACTCACTTAAGTCTTCAGTTACTTTAGGTATGGTACGTGACTTGGTAAAACTTAAACCACCTTTGCCTGTGTTAACAGAGTAACCTCTTAAAGTATTGTTTATAACTTCTTCTCTTTGAGATTCAGTTAAAGTATCAACGCTTTTACCTAGCGCAGACGCAGCTCTACGTAACTGTACTTGTATAATACCTTGAATAGGTCTACCTAATTTATCTAATAAACCATCTAAGTCTTTAACTTTACGAGGGTAGTAGTTTTCAACCCTGTTAACTTTAACACCTATACCTTCTAACTCTTGAGCTGTACCTTCTAAAGTATTACGAAGTTTAGTTACAGCTTCTTCAGGTGTGTATACTTCTGGTTTAAACTTACTACCTACTTTTATATTACCATGTCTATTTAAGACTTTAATAACTGAATCGTATTCACCATTCTTTAAGTAAAGACCTACCTCTTTTCTCTCTGACTTAGTTAAACCACCAATAGCTTTCTTACTAATAGCAGTCATAAAAGGTCTAAGCTCTAAAAGCTTTTGATGCTTTCGTATATGACCGTTCATATCATGCTCTCTAAGTCTTATCTTTAAGTCACCATTAATTCTACCTACTCTATCAGATATAGTTTCAAGGTAATCAGCTGCCCATTTACCTCTTTTATAATTAACAGGGTCTGTTACTTCTTGAGTAGTTTCTAGTAAGACTCTAGCTTCTTCAGCACTTGCAGGTACGATAGGTTTACGTTCAGCTATAGCAACACCAGCATTTATAGTCTCTTCATCTAAACCTAAGTCATCACTTATAAACTTTCTTAAGTCTTTATTAGGCACACCAGCAGACACAGCTTTTGCTGCAGACAAGCTAATGTTGTCAACCATATCGTTTGATGCATTTACAACCTTCGTATCTTTCTTAGCTTTTCTATATTGTGAAAACTTATTAACAGCTTTAGTTATACCACCTGCTAACGTAGCTTCTATAACACCATCTACAATTACAGATTTAGCATCAGTTATCCTACCTTCAGCTGCCATTTGTTCAGCTGCAGTGGTTTCTGCACCTAGTACGCCACCTACTGCTGCAGCTTGTAGTGGTTTAGTTACATTTAAGAACGGTAAATTACTTGGTGTAAGGATATAATTAGCCATAGCACCAGCAGTTGTTAAACCACTTTCTCTACCTTGTTGACTTAAACTATACAGCTCAGGATAGTCTTGTTGTAGTTTAATTTCATCTGCTTGTTTAAGAATCTCTAATCTCTCATCAGGGTCAGCTGCTAAGAAGTCTTCACCATATAATTCCGTAGGGCTTTTGTAACCTTCAGTTGTTAGTTGCCCCATAGGAAACCTAGACTCTAACCACATAGCCCAGTTACCTACATCTGTCTTCTTCTTAGCATAGCCATAAGAAAGCTCTTCCCAATTTGATATATTCTCAAACGGGTCACTCTCTGCTTGAATAGACCTTTGTTGCTGCAAGTATTCAGTTAATGAAGAGGCAGCTTCTGTATCACCAGCTTCATGTGCGTTTACTAAAGCTTGTTCAATTTCTTGTACTGTGTAAGACATAAATTACCTTTATAAATACTGTTTCGCATAACCTTTAGCAACTTCATTAGTTTCTGTAACTGCATCTATCTTACTTGTATCTTGTTCTGTAGTTGTTGCTGTGGGAGCAAATAATTGAAGCACATTACCTTCATCTCTTTTAAGCTGATTAGACTCTTCTAAGTCTGCTATAATTTGGTCATATCGCGTTATTGCAGTTGCGTCCTTCCATGCTTGAGTATCACCTAAGTCTTCTTCTCGTTCTCTATACTCTTGAGCTATTAATGCACCTACACCATCATCAATAAGCTTGTAACCTCGGTCTTTTAATCTTCTATTAGCCATTAGTACATCTTGCTCTGATACATTCTTAACAGACCTTTCACCTGCTTTCTTAGCAGCAGCTAACTCAGCGGCAATCCCAGACCTACCTGCACCAAATAACTGATAACCAAACGAACGGGTTTCATCATCTTCAGATAACATAGCTTTAGTACCTAGGTCTATAAGCTCTTGGTTACTAGCACCTTTTAATTGTTCTAAGAAAGCTGCCCTGTTAACTTCACGTTGTTCTAACTCTAACTCTCTGGAGTCTTCTTTACCTGTTAGTTTACGAGCAGCTTGTCCTAGTAGCATACCTACGCCTATTTGTCCACCACTTAAACCTAAGCTTTGACCAAACCGTAACATGTCCATTGTCTCTTCACGTTTAGCTTTCTTAAGCTCTTGGGCTGTCATGCCAAATAGACCTGATTGATAATCAGACTGTGCCTTTAATGCTTCCTCTTCCTCTTGTTGAACAGAGGCTATATTCAGTATATTTCTAATTGCCATTGTCTAATCCTCTACTGCTGTAAACCATAGTATGTAGCACCTGCCATTACAGCAGTATCAAACAAACCACCACTCTTAGGTTGTTGTTGATACATAGAACCTGCCATAGCTCTTGCACGTGCTTCTTCAAACCCAGCACCTTGACCTGCAATAGTACGTTCAATCTCACCAATAGTACCAGCTGTACCAAACATACCAGTAAACCCAGTACCAAGGTTTTGTAAGTATTGTTGCCTAGCTGTATCTCTAGCTTGATAACCTTGAAGAGCTTCACCAAATAACTGATCCTGCTCTTGCATAGCTTGTGACCTAGTAGAAGCAGCCAGCTCACCTAAGGTTTGAGACTGCGCCCTAGCTAAACCAAAGGCATCAGGATTAACCATGCCTCCACCTGTGCCAGCCCCTGCTGCACCACCAGATAGCATTAGACCCATGCGACCAGAACCAAACAAGTCTGATTGTAGTTGCTGTCGTTGTTGTGCAAACGCTGGCTCTAATAAAGCAGATTGCTCTGCAAACATTTGCTGTTGTGCAGCACGTGGGTCATAACCAAATTGGAATTGTTCAGGTCGCTGTTGTATCTGTTGTAAGTATTGTGGAAATAAACCAGAGGTAGCTGCCAAGCTTTGTGCTTGTAATGCCTGTAACTCAGGTGATAATTCAATACCTATATTAAAACTGTCACCTTCTTTAGTACCAGTAGCTGTACCTTGACTTGTCTTGTAAGTAAAGGGTTGAAACTGTGCACCACCCATAGACTTCATCTTAGGTGCTTTACCACCTAAAACACTACTAACCGCCTTACCCATTGTTTATCTCCTTAATCCATACCTGACGATACAAACCATCTAGGCAATGTTCTGTGCTAAAGTAATTAAATCCGTACATCTCTAAGAATTTCCTATGTTTGTTATCGTCTATATCATGTAGTGCGTATATAGCTTTATAAGTATTTACTAAACTATCTAAAGCTGTATGTATCTCTTTCTTTGTTGTCTTGTCCCATTTAAGCACATCGACATGCCCAAATACTTTATGGTTATACCACTCTATGTAGGCTTCAAACCTATCTGTAGTAAATACAGGTATCTTACCTTCTATGCTGTGCGCTTCCACATATATACCGTAATGTATGGTTGTAGGTTAGCGTTAGTACCATCACCAGTACCTTGGCTACCAGTAGTGCCAGATACACTGTGAGTATGCGTAGGCGCTGTACTTGTTAAACCAATAGTTGCGCTTCCTCCGTCTACACCTGTATTCTGAGTGGCAGAGCGCGAACCAGGGTCGTATCCTCTGGCTGGGACATTAGTTGCAGACAATGAAGTAGCACTATTACCATTTACATCATGACTAAAGTGAGTGTGCGCCCCTCCTGCTCCTGTAGTAGCACTAAAGCTATGAGTGTGAGCTAGGTTAGCTTGGTTAGCACTACCGCCAGTTTCTTCTAGTGTATTAAATGCTGCGTTACCACTATCTAAACCTACTAGTACACGACCAGCAGCATAGGCTGTCCATGTACCAAAGCCTAGTAAGGTAGCTGGGTTAGTAGATACAGCAGCATTACTATAGATAGAACCTACTGGATATACAGCAGCCATAGCAGCTTGTACGAAAGCAGTGGTAGATATTTGTGTACTGTCCGTACCAAAACTAGCTGTAGGTGCAGTTGGTGTACCTGTAAGTGCAGCATTATTCTTATCTGCTTTACTATTTACAGCAGTTTGTAGTGCTTCAAACTCGTCATCAATCTCTGTACCTTTGACAATCTTATTAGCATTGCCAGTAGCCAGTGCATCTTTAGCTGCAAAGTCTGTAGTTTTAGAATAGTTACTCATTATATAATCCTGCCTTGTTTAGCGTAAACGTCTAGTTTCTGCACACTTAATTGTGCGCCATCAATATGTGATTCAATACCAATCTGTATTATGTCGCCTGAGCCAGATACTTGTGAAGATAATCTATCTAGTGATACACCTAAGTTGTATTCAGCTATAGTAGCTGCATTGTCGCCATACTCTGCTGTACCATACTCTGATATGTTAATCTCTTTTAATGTAAACGGTGTACTAAAGTAAGAGGTCTGATAGTCATAGCCAACCTTTAATGTAAAGTCTTGTCCTGAACTACCTATAGCTGTAACACTTGCTTTCTTTAGAATCTTATTTATATTAGGAATCTCTAAGTCAAAGTGATTAGTAAAGTAAGACATAAGATAACTATTACCATTGTCCTGATAACCTATATACTCTGCTATACCATCTGCTTGTGTTAAGTATAGTGCTTTAGCTTTAGGGTCATAAACATAATCGGTATGGTCTAAGTTATTCCATGTTGTTACACGAAGTGAAGCATCTTCAAGTGTACCTTTAGTATCAAATACAAACTGTGTCTTTGCGTCAGGTAAGCTAATTAAATAGAAAGCTTCTTCAGGAAAGTATGTTGACTTAATTAAATCAAAGTCATCTTCTCTATTTACAATGTCCATGAATGTATCTCGTACATTCTTAGACAAATCATTTAGTGGTTGTGACTTTTCTTGTATGACACGACCTAACGAACGTAAGCCAGTAGCTGATAAGAATACTACATCACTGCCATTATTCTGTATACTACCTTTTGCTATACAACCTACACCACTAATAACTTCTACTAATCGTAGTGTGTTTACATCAAAGCTACCTTGAAAGCTATCTTGGTCAGCGTAAATAATAATGTTATTACGACAGAATACAATTAGGTAACCATTGTGTTCAGCAAGCCCTGTAATCACATCAGAGCCTTTAGGTAAAACACCTGCTATGTTGAGACTACCTGCACTACCAGAACCCCACTTAGCTCCATTGAGGAGGTCTGAGAAGAATACAGTAGTCTTGTTAGTGGGTGTGTCAGCAGCCCATAACCTACCAAACGCAGACATAACTATGCTAGCTAGTGGTGCTGTACCGTTATAGTCAGCATGGTTTTCTATTGCCTCAAACTCATCTGCCGTAGATTCGTTAGTGTAGTATAGTGGCTTGTAACCGCCTTGAAAGAAGTAAGCTCTATCATTTAAAGTTACTGCTTCCCAATTACCATCACTTAATGTGTCAGTGGTAGTTACAGTTAAGGCACTAAGCGTAGTAAAACCTTTATAGAAACCTGTAGCGTTCCACGAGATTATATTCTTAGCATCAGTAACATCTATAAATGGGTGCATACCTAAAAGGTTAAGACCGGTACCACCACTAGTAGTACGATATATCCAACCTTTACGAGCACCTAGTCTACCAAACTCATCTATGACGCAGTTGTTAGCCTCCAGTGCAAATCTTGGGTCATTAGCTACAGAGCTTTCCTGTGTATTCAAACCTAAGAAAGCAGGAGCTACTAGTGATGCTGTTACTAAAGGTTTTGCCATTATGCTGTACTCACTAGGAATGGTGTTTCTTCAAAGGTTAGTATACATGATACGCCTGTAGAACCTGCATCACCTGTAATCTCATAACCAGATTCTAGCATTACATAACCACCATCAGTTTCTAATTGTATATATTCACCTGAGCTTAAAGACTTAGAACCTATAACTGTAATGGTAGAACCATTCTCAATCTTTATATGTACGTTACTAATTGTAGAACCTGTACCATTTGATACAAATGCTAGTACCCACTTTGCTCTAGTATTAGGTGGTACTGTATATAGAACATCATTAGTTGTAGGTAAGTTATCAATCAGTATAGTCTTAGCTTTCATACCAGATTGTCTCCTCTGGGTATTTAGCAGCGTCTAAACTAATAAAGTCATTTAGTGAAGTAGTAGCTCTAGCATAAGCAGATACTGGGTTAACACCCCCATCTTCACCACGTTCTTCTACAGCCATAGCGTATGTTAATAACTCTATAGGTTTAGTAGGTATAAGAATAGTGTCTGTGTCTTCAGTTAAATCATCTGTACGTTGGACTACATTAAACCTTAGCTCGTATACACCATCAGGTATTGGATACACATCTACTAACGTGTCACCATCTGCACTAATACCATTAAAGTTATAGTAGTATGGTGCACCTCTTTGTGGTGTACTGTTTAAGAATAATTCATTAAAGTGATGTGAACTTTTGTGCTTCATAAATACATCATCAGTGTCGTTAATAACATCAAGTATAGTAAGCCTATTAAGCGTACCATTTAACTCATAGTTAAACACAGTTGACGATGTAGTCACTGTTAAAGTGTTACGTAATGCTGACCAACTCCAAGCAGTTTCTACTGATTCCTTAGCGTCATTAATTAAGGTTGCAATAAGTGCAGAGTAAGTTGATTCATTTACTGTAGATACAGTACGTTCTCGTAATCGTTTTAGAACATTGTTTACTATATTAAGATATGTCATGTATTATAATACCATATATTTGATAGAATGTAAAGAGCTACCACTTGGATTTGTTAGCCCAGTAAGCTGCAGACATCTTACCTTTAGCTATGTTCTTACCATGGCGTGCTTTAAATGATTTACGTTTAGCTTTCATACGTGCACCTTCGCCAGCTTTAGGTTTACCTGCTGTTTTAGCCCCTTGCTCTCCGTAACGGATAGTCTTAATCTTATCCCCCTCTTTAGCCACCACTACGTGTGACTTCTTAGGGTGGTTAGGTGTACGCTTAGGTTTGTTGTAACCTGATACACCAGCCCTTGCTAGTCTTGGATCTTTCTTTGCTGCCATTACTTATATCTCTTTGTCAGTCTAGTGTAAGGATAAACCTTGTCTCGCCATTTAGCTGTAACATCTTGTTGCTTCCTACCCATAAAGAGTAATGTCCAAACAGGCTCATCACAATGTACTCTATGGTACTCGTCACTCCTTACTACATTAATAAACTTAGAGTGCCTAGTAGTAACAAGTCCTGCTACTTCTACATCTTCCCAGTAACTACCCTTCAGTAAGAAGGATACAAAGTTACCTTCGTGGTTATGGTATATCTGTTCTATTGGGTATATCTTACTAAGTAGTATAGTGAAGTATGGTGTCCATATACCCCATCTTTTAATCATGTTATTACCTAACCTAGTAATTACATGAGTAGAACCTATGCCCCAATCCTTCATTATCTATTTGGGTCACTTGCTATACGAAAACCATTCTCATTGTAACGTGGTATAACAATCTCTGTATCAGCTAAGTTAGTTAGCTCATCAGCATAATCAGCAGTATACTCAACATAAGTTTCTGTACCTTCTGCGTTCCATACCATTGTTCTAGTAAGGTGTGCAAACAACTGTACTGATACTAATTCTCTATTAGTGTTAAACTCAAACTTGTAGCTATCATCTGGGTGTAACTCTTTATCTACAGAGATAGGCATAGCTATATTAGGATTAAGACTATTAGCCCAAGCAAATACATCTTCGTTACTACCTTGAACATATACAGATTGCTTACCTATAGTATTCATACCTGCATCAAACATATCAGAGATACGATAAACAGTAAGACCAGCACCTAAAGGCTGCATAGAATATGCTGCATCATCTTTATAGAATATCTCGTAAGTCTTAGTGTTAGTATCTAAGTCATAGATATAACGAATAAAGTCTTTGTCTAGTAACAAGTTACCTTGTA